ACGCCTCGGCCAGCGTGTCCGCGAGGTCGATAACGCCCTCGTAGAACTTCTGAAGGGCCTTGTGCTTGGCGTAGCTGCGCGTGTTCAGATGGACGGAATGGGCCGTATCGCGGGCCAGGAACAGCAGCCCGATGAAATCACAGCACTTGCTCATTGCATCGGCCCTCCGGGGGCCATCTCAGGCGGCAAGGGGGCCATTTCGGGCTCCATAACGGGCATCTGGCGCTCCATAGGCGTGTCGCGGCCCACAATATCGCCCGTATCCATCGCAGCGGCGATGGTGCCCATCACGATGTCCTGGATCTGCTCGGGCGTCATGCCCGCTTGGACGGCCGAAATGCGCTTCGTCTCGGCGTCGTAGGCCTTGATCTGCACTTCCTGCGCTTCGATGGACTGTTCAACGCGCTGGAGCATCCCGACGACTTGGTTCAGTTCCTTCGTCAGCGCCTCAATCTGCATCTTGGCCATCTGCATCTCGGGCGACTGGTCTTCGCCTTCCATGACCTTCGGGTCGATGATCTTGGCAAAGCGGGCCGCCATCTCCTGCGCGCCCGGCCAGTCCATGTTCTTGATGAACAGGTCGCCCGCCACGCTCCAAAGCTGCGGGTTCGACTGGAGCAGCATGGACATGGCGTCCAGGGCTTCCTGGCGCTTGGTCATGTAGCCAGGCCCGGTGGTCACGCAGACGTCGTACACGCCGACCGACGGGTTATAGATTTTGTCGATCACAAACCCGTTCTCGTCGCGGATCTCCTTCACGGGCTCCGGCTGGGTCGGATTGATGCGAACCATGCCCACCTCGCCGTCGAGGCCAACGATGCGGGCCACGCGGGCGGTGTCGTAGATCTTCGGGATCAGATCGACCAACTGGCGCGTGACGTAGCGGATGGCGCGGGACAGGTTATCGACGTAATGGTACGTCCCGGTGTCCCCCTGCTTCTCGCGCGCGAGGATGGCCCGGCCCGACCGCTCGTTGCTCTGGGCGCCCAGGCTGCTGTCGTACTGGCCCGTAGTCGCCTTGATGTCGTCAGAGGCGCCCAGTTTGGCCTGGATCAGCCCGGTCTGCGGCAGGGGAGGGGCGGCGCGCTGGGGCAGCGGCAGCGGGGAGCCGGCGCCGTCGGTGACGTCCGGGTTGACCTCCAGGTACGGCCAGTTGTTCGTGTTGGCCGTCTTCCAGTTCATCTCGTACCCTTCAAACTGGCCGCCATAGCCAATGAAGGGTGCCTTGGGGGCCAGGGCCAGCATCTCGGCCTCCTGGCTGACCCAGTAGTTGTACATGCGCTGCGCGTCCTTGGCGTTTCGCACAAGGCCGGAGACGTAAAGCTGGCCGTCTACCTCAAACTCGTTGCCGACGACGCGCACGACCGGGATGTACTGCCCGGCCCAGTCGCGCTCCTCAAGGATCTCAAAGCCGTTGGTCTTGAGCCACTTGCACTTCTTGCGGTCCACCTTGCGGGTCCGCAGCGGCTTGCCGAACATCTGGCGAAGCTGCTTGTCCTTCGGCGTGCCCGAAAAGGCCGTGATGTTGTCGGGGTACAGGTTCAGCGTCGCTTCTTCGCGTTCGTAGTAGAAGTACTCCGCGATCCGAACCATGTCCTCGGACAGCCATTGGGACAGGCTCTGGTCGCCCACGCCTTGCGTCATCAGACTGGAAATGGGCGCGGCGTTCGGAAACATCCGCTCGTATTCGGCCTTGGTCAGATCCTCGGTGATAAAGCACCACTCGGCGTCGGACCCGCAGGGGTCTTGGATCGCCGGGTCCATGTATACCGAGAACGAGTTGCGGATGCGGCCGATCTTGATGTCCTGGTCGAAGCTGTCCTCGCGGCAGTACTCCGTCAGAACGCGGATGTAGCCCTCGCCGTAGGTGACTTGGTTGTCGCAGGCGGTGTCGTAGGCGACGTCGGCGTCCGAGATGTACTCAATGTGCCGCACCATGCCGTCAAAGATCTCGGCCACGCGCACGTCGGCGCGGTCGTCGGCAGGGATCACCTTGCCCGTAGGGCGGTTCTGGCGCTGCTCGTTCGTGACCTGGCGGACGTGCTGCGGCAGCTTGTTGATCGTCAGGCAGGGGCGGGCGTTGATTGTCTGGCCCTGCACGGAGCCGCGGGTCGCCAGCACATCCGCCGGCCATTGCCATTGATTGTCCGGGCTACCCGCCATGAAGCGGAGGTCGTCCAGTTCGTCTTCACGGCTGTCGGAGTAGGCCGACAGCGCGACCGTGTAGCGGCGGCGCATGACCGACAGGCGGTCATGGTCCCCGTCGGATACGCGGCCCGCAGCTTGGACGTCTTCGGCGGCCATTACTTTTTCTTCTTTTCCGCGGCGCGCTTGGTGGAGTAGGCGATGGCGACGGCCTGCTTGGTCGGCTTGCCGGCGGCAATCTCAGCTTTCACGTTCTTGCGAAAGGCGTCCTTCGACGCCGATTTGACCAAAGGCATGTCACTTGCCCTTCTTCGCAGGCTTCGCCGTCTTGGCAGACTCGCGGAAGGCGGCGGCGGTCGGCGCGCCCTTGGCGCCCGGCTTCCGCATCTTCTCGCCGGATCCGGCGGCGATGCGCGCCTTCTTGGCGTGGATGTTGGCGTAGAGACCGGGCTTGGCCATCAGCACTTCCACCTTTTCATGCTCGCCTTAGCACGGTCGGCGTTTTCGGACTTGGCCACAACCCCCGCCATCCGGGCGCAGAAGGATTTCTTCCGGCCCTTGTCGGCTTCGGTCTTCGGGGACGGCGCCGGAGGCTTGAGGTTGGAGCCCGTCTCACGATTGTACTTGGCGCGGCCCTTCGCAGTGAGGCCCGCGCCCTTACTCGTCGGCAGCTTCTCGCCGCGGCCTACCGCCAGCGATACGCTCTTCTTCGGCATCAGACGCAGTGGATGATGGCAAAGTTCAACACGACGGCTTCGGATAGCGGCCCGGCCGAGATGTTACGCAGGACAAACGCGCAAGAACCAGCTGTGTGGCCAGAAACCCAGCAGTTGTAGGTCACATTCGACGCTACGCCGCCAGCCACGTTAACAATCACTACGTCTTTGGCGCTTACCTTGTTGTTGGTCATAGTGAACGAAACATTGGTGGTAGCGTTGAGGGTAGCGTTGTTCATTGTGATCTGGCCCGCTGAAGCGTTAATTGTCACGCCCGTGGACTTGTCAGTCAACTGCGTAACGGTGCTCTGCGCGGCTGCCGTGTAGCCAAGTTCGTCGGAGGCGTAGATGTCCGCGCCGGTGAGGTCAGTGCCGCTGACGGTTGTTGCGCTGACGATATCAGCGCCGATAATGTTCTGATCTTCGTAGGCGACGCCAATCGGCTTTGTGTTCGAGGACATGGCTAGGCTCCCATCCAAGACGTCTGTATGCCGCCCGCACCATAACTGCGGCGGGTTTCACGCGCAACATATTCCCTATGGGCCACCGGAAAGGCGAAAGTGACCGCGATGGCGTCGGCCGCGTCGGGGCTGGCCAGCCCGCGGGCCTTCATGTCCTTCTTGCTCTCCAGGTAGATGGTGCCCTTGCTGTCGGGCTTCATCATCGGCCCAGTCAGGTCATTCTTGAGGTAGCGGTCGTGGGGGACCGAAGCCGTCTTCAACCACTCCCGCATCTCGCCCCACATCTCGGCGCGCTTGTTACCCCACATGAGCGGGTTCTTCGACTTGTTGCCGAAGTTGACCCCCTTGATCTTGTACCGCTGCTCCTTGAGCCGGTCCACGATGCCCGCCCCCAGGCCGCCCTCGTCGATGACCACCAGCGCCGGCTTGTACGTCTCGATGGCCTCGATGACGTGGCCTACGACCGTCATGGTGTCGTCGCCCTTGTACCGCTTGATGGCGGTGACGTCGCGCCCCTGGCGCACGACGATGACGGTGCTGTCGGAGCCGAACCTGGCCGGGTCCACGCCGATGACGACGGGTGCCGACGGATCCTTGTGTGGTGCCCGGCGCATGGCCTCGTCCACCACGCTCGCCCCGATGAACTGGTCGTCGGAGGCGTTCGGGAACTGCCCGTACACCTCGACGTGGGCCTGGGTGCTGTCGGGGCCGTACTCGTCGATGATCTGCTGGTAGACCTGCTTGTCGGTGCTTTCGACCGACCTGGCGTCCACGATCTTCGTACTCCAAAAGTCCCGCTTGGAGTGGAAGCACTCGTAAAAGTACCCCGCGTTGCGGCGGGGGTTGCTGAACGCCAACCAAAAGCGGTTCGGCGTGTTCTCGGTGAAAAAGCCCGCCGCGACGGCCCAGATCGTGTCGTCGATGCCCGACGCCTCGTCGAAGATCAGCATCACGCCGTCGAAGTTGTGCACGCCCGCGTAGGCGTCGGGGTTCTCCGCCGACCACAGCCGGCCCTCGACGCCCCAGTAGCGCGTGCCCATCTTGAGGTCGCGCTCGACCAGTTCCGTCAGCCACTTTGCCGGCATGACGCGGGTGGCGCTAACCTCAAACCAGTGGCTGTTGAGGCTCATACTGAGCCACTTCGTCACCTCGGCCCAGGTGACGGAGCGAAGCTGCGCCTCGGAGTTGGCCGACACGATGGTCGTCGAGCCGATTCGGGTCGTCAGCATCCAGATCACCAGCCAACTGACCAGCGCCGACTTGCCGATACCGCGGCCCGAACTAATCACCATGCGGAAGGTGTCGAAGTCCACCTTGCCCTGGTTCTGCTTGATGTGGTCAGCTAGGTTCTGAAGCCCCTCGCGCTGCCACTTGCGCGGACCAGCGAAGTGTTCCAGCGGCGTGCCCTTCTGCCCCCACGGGAAGGTGAACAGCACAAACTTAAGCGGGTCGTCCTTGATGGCCGGCGTCCACAGCCGGCTCATCAACTCCATCTCGTCGTCGGGCGAGTACTTAACCGTCTGCACGAACGCGCTCCGGGTACGGCAGGGCGTCGTTTGCGCGGGTCTGCTCGGCAACCGCCTCGGCCACGCCTTCGATGACGCGGCGCTGCGCCTCCTGTAGCGCCGACGTGATCGAGATGGTCTGGTTGACCTCAACCTGCACGGCCTGCTTCGCCACCCAGCCGTGGGTGTGCTTGAGGATGTCGAGCGCGGCCTTGGCGTCGCCGCCCTTGGCGGCGTCGTACAGAACGCCTGCCATCTCCATCTCGCCGTCAGCGCGGCCCTTCTCCTCGGCCAGCGCCGCCAGCGGGTCGAACTGGCACAAGGCGCGGTACTCCGTCGGCATCATGCCAGCGGCGAGAGCGAGCGTGTCGCCCTTCAGACCTTTCCGCGCGGCGTTGTAGATGGCCTCCAGGCGCGCTTCGGTCGCCTGTAGCCGCCGCGGCTCATAGGGCAGCGAGAACACGGTCATGAGCCGGTTGTATCATGATGTGTGGCGGGCGGGCAACTGACGTGTTGCAATAGACTTTGTAGCATGTGCGTTTTGCATTTTGCAAAAATTGTTTGCAGCCCCTCCGGCCCTGGACCGGGCGGGCCGCGGGTCCCCCTCCCCCCGGCTGTTGGCTTTCCGCATCGTTTTGGTGCTGACATCTGAACATATGAATAGGTGTTAATATGTACATATGAACAGCTGTTCAATTGAACAGCTGTTCACATAATGCCAGGCGCGGCGGCTGCTAGGCGGTCTAGGCGTCGCCTAGCGCAGCCGGTCGGATGCATCGCAGCCTAGGCGGTCTAGGCGTCGCCTATTACGGTCGGCGCGATGCATCGCAGCTGGCGGGGGCGGGATGCGGCGCCCATGCCGTCGCCCAACGGGAGTTAGGCTATTAGGCGGTCTAGGTCATCGCCGGAAAATCCACGCCAGCACTACACTATAACCGTATGTTATAATATAACATAGACTTCTAAACCTATATCTAACCTAACAGCCTATAAGACCTAGAGCCCGCGCCATCCCATTGGAAAGGCCCGCGTTTTCGGCGCCCGCGCTAAACACCTAGCCGCGCGGCCCCCTCTCACCTAATCCAACTAGCATTTCCGGCCTCACATGGACGGTTTGCAATCCGTTGACGAATGATACGGGAAAAATCTGCTCGGCGGTAAAGAAAGGTGTTGCAGGCCGGATCGGACATCCTTATATCCGGTTCTCGTTGGAACCGATTGGAGATCGCCCGAATGACCAGAGACGCAATCGAACGCTGCAACGCCTACGCTGTCATCACGATTGACCGGCGCGGCACCATTCGCCAGCAAGCCGCTGCCACCCGCGCCGACGCATTGGCCAAGGCTAAGGAATTGGCTGCGCTGCGGATCAGCGTCTCGGTGGAGGATGCTGCCGGCAACGTCATTTTTGACCGCTAACACTCGCGCCCGCGCGCGGCTCCGGCCGCGCGCATGGCGAGCGCCAATGGCCCGACAACGGAGAGGGGACAGGACCATGAACACGCGCAAACCTACCATTTGGGAAGCATTGGCCGCGCGACTTGGCCGCGAGCCCTCGCACGTTGAGGCGTGCGCGGAGGTGCGGCGGATCCTGTCGGAAGGCGCGGCCGGTCTTCGGATCAATGGCACATCTGACATTATCGCCGGCAAGTAAGAGGACCACGCCACCATGATCCGCACCATTGCCGCGGCCCTCGCATGGACCCTCTGCCTCGGCGCGCTCTATGCGCTCTTAATCGTGACGCCATAGACCCTATTGCGTAGCGTCACACATACCGCTACAAAGTTTCTTGCGACCACCGCACACAAGGGACACGCCACCATGGAAAACCGGATCTTCTCGCTTGATAGCGCCAAGGCCGTGAAGGCCCAGGCCTACGGCTACCTAAACGCTATCCACTACATGGCGCCCGCCGATGTGGCAGGGGTCGGTGACCTTTGCCCTAGCCGTACGCCGGGCTGCACGGCCGCGTGCCTGGGATGGTACTCGGGCCAGGCCTCTATAATGGCGCATGACGCCGACATCAATTCCGTGCGCCAATCGCGCATGGACAAGGCGCGCCGGTTCATGCGTGACCGCGCCGCGTACATGCGCGACGTGGTCCGATCGATTGAGCTAGCCGAGCGCAAGGCCGCGCGCATGGTCATTGGAAAGGGGCGCCAAAGGCGGAAGGGCTTCCAACTATGTGTTCGCATGAACGGCAGCACGGACATCTCATGGGAGGGTATCGCGTGCGAGCGCGATGGCGTGCGGTACCGCAACCTTATGGCGGCGTTTCCGCATATTCAGTTTGTGGACTATACAAAGATTGCCAGCCGCATGCGCCGCGCGCTGCCGGCAAACTACCATCTGACCCTATCCCGCACTGAGCGCAATGATGCGACCGTGGCCGATATCGTGCGCGCTGGCGGCAATGCGGCCGTCGTCTTCGACCGTGTTCCGGCCGAGTGGCAGGGTCTCCGCGTCATAGATGGCGACGCGCATGACCTGCGCCATCTCGACCCGCGCGGAGTGATCGTGGGTCTTACGCCTAAGGGTCGCAAGGCCAAGCGCGACACGTCTGGTTTCATTGTCAGGCTCGCCGCCTAGGGTTCCGGCTTTCGGGCGCTACGGCGCCCGGCTTCCCGAGCCCTAGACGCTCGACGACAACGGAGGACACAACATGCCCCTATCCGATACCGCAGCTGCTGCGCTGGCCGATGCTATGGCCACACGCGGGCCCAACAAAGGCTGCCTGTTGGCCAAGGCGCCGCCATCGCACACGCTCGCATGCGCGGCGTGGCAAGGCGCCATGCTAGCCGTGAACCCGCACAAGGCTAGCATCGCAGCCCTGCTTTTTATGACAGAGGAACAGCGCCGGATCCGCGACGAAGTCACGCGACACTTCGACGCGATGACCAAGCGGGACCGCATTGCGTTTGATAAAGACCGCGCCAGCCTAGAGCGCTTGGGCGTTTGGTAGACCCCGCACACAACCGGAGGACACAACATGCACGTCGACATTACCCCGCTCCGCGTCATCTACCGCCGCGACCCATGCGGCACCGTCGCCAGCGTCGAGATACATGCGGGCGACGCGCTGTTCCTCGACACGGCCGCTTGCAGCGACCCGGACGCGGCCCTGCAAGACTTGCTGTGGACGGCGCGCGACTACTACCGCGCTGACCCGCACAGCGACGCGCTACCGCCCGATCACGCCATCATCGCAGCCTATTGGGACCATATCGCGTGACGCCCGCCGCCCGCGCGGCGCTGCAAACCTCCACCACGTTTTGAAGGGACCGCCGCCATGATTTTCAACCTTGACCGCCTAACAGCCCTGCCGCCGTTGGCGAAGGGGGCGCACAGCCCCTACGCGGGCGCCGCGTGCATGATGGAAGCCGCCACCTACATCGCAGGCGAACCGTGGTCGGACCACCCCGTTTGTGTGTGTCCCGTCATTGCGGCTTTCGCCCGCCGCCTTAACGACGCGACGCCCGACGACGTGCGCGACGCGCTGCTTCGCCCGCTCGTCCCGCTTGTTATCGGCACGCGAGACGGACCCGACGCCGAGCGCCGCCGCGCGTTTATTGCCGCCGACTTTGCGTTACGCGAGGCCGCGCCCGCTGCACTGCGCGCCGCCGGGCTGGGGTCGCACGCGGACACGCTGGCGGAGCTACCGCGCATTATAGACGCCCGCGCCGCCCGCGCCGCCTACGCCGCCGCCTACGCCGCCGACGCCGCCACCTACGCCGCCGACGCCGACGCCGCCGCCGACGCCGCCGCCGACTCCTCCGCCGACCACGCCGCCGCCGCCGCCGCCGCCGCCGCCGCCGACGCCGACCACGCCGACCACGCCGACGCCGCCAACGCCGACGCCGACGCCGACGACCGCTCCGACGCCGCCGACCGCTCCGACGCCGCCGACCGCTCCGACACCGCCGACCACTCCGACGCCGGCCACGCCGCCGCCGCCGGCCACGCCGCCGCCGACGCCGCCGACAACTCCTCATCGCTGGCATCTCCGTTGGCGTGGCGCTCCGCGCACCGCACGGCTGCGACGCTGCGCGGGTCAGACAACTTGGC